AGTCCACTGACGCAGTCATGAGATCGGAAATAGTAGGAATTCTATTATTTGTCAATGGACCGTTTGGACCTATCCATTCGTAGGCTAGATTAATCTTCTTACTCATCTTTGCAACTGTTATAAAAATTTACCAACTCAGGAAATGTTTCTTTAAAGTTAGTATCACGACGGCGATCGTATTCTGTAAACCAATTATAAAAATCTTTTCGACCTTCTTTTAGTTTATCATTGGTATATGTTGTTGTTTCCATGTAATCCACAACACGGCGAAATTTTTCGTATTCTAAATTAGTAAAACATTCTATATTTCTATCGTCAATATGAGATTTAATAAATTCTAGATGTTTATGCATATAGGGCATAAATTCATCCTTAGGCAAAATATTCATATCGTATTGCAACGGTTCTTTTAGATAAGGTGTATCAAATCTAATTCTTTGTTCGTTTGAATTAGGTATATTATATTTTTTCCTCCATTCTAACATTTTTTTTAATAATAATTGAAAATTAGGAACTGTTAATATATTAAACGTAATCATAAAGGTAAGTGGCAATGATGTGTTTTGCATATAGGTATCAAAATTTCTTTCCCATAATTCTAGATCTAAACCTGTACGAATATACTCAGCAGGGGTGCCCCATGTATCCATGCTGGTAAAAATTTTAAAGTTCTTAATCTTCTTACCAGTGACTAAATTATTAGCCCGTTCAACTAACCGTTCTATTAGAATAGGTTTAACTCCAAAATTACTATTGATGTTTAATTCTAAATTGGGCAAAGGATTCTGTTCTAGATCGTCCAACAATCGCCAAGTGCTTTGCTGTAGTAAAGGTTCTCCACCGGTGACTCGCAGAATGCTTAAGGTCTTGCGAACTTCTGGCCACCAGCGCCACCACGCTTCTACATAGGGGTTGGTTTCTTCTTCATAGACTTTAAACCAATTAATGTCATTGCGATGATTTTTAACCATGTCATACGGGCCAAAGTCTTTGATCTCTTTGTGATAACTGCTACTGTGTTTGGGATGACAATATCCACATTTAAAGTTACACTCATTGCCAAAACTGATTTCAATATACTCTGGATTGATATTTTGATCCCACGGACCTATTTTAATTTGTTCGAATCGTTCAGGAGTGTAAATTGTACTGTTGCGTTCTTTACGGTCGCTGACATAATCTTCTCCCATAGCTTCAATATTCCAACAATACTGACAACCACTGGGCTTTCCACCGTTGAGCATTTCTAGTCTTTCTGTTTTCTTTTGAATGGTGTTGTGCAATGCACTTGGATCGGTGACTATTTCTTCTAGAGGAATTTTGTGAGGTCTAGGATGATAACAACTGTGAGTTTCTCCGGTTTGAAGATAGATAGTGGTATGGTGCCATTTGGCCATACAAAATGTAGGCGAAATTTCATTCATGATAGGGATATAGTTGTTTATATTTTGAACTGTATTAGCCATTTTTCAAACTCCGTTTTTAACCAATCAAAGTCATTGATTTTTGACATCTGTTCTTCGTTCCACCACCAATTTTGACCGAACACCTTTCCAGCCATTGCGCCCTCAATGGCAAAATTACCATATTGTTTTTCTTTTCCTATTGTTACCCAAGTGTATAATCGATCATCTGTTTCGATATCATACTCGCCGCCGATTATTTTACTGGCTAATTTTGCACATTCTCTAAATGCACTACGCCAGGCGCTGAATTCGTCAACATTGAATACAGAGATGTTGCTAATTTGATTAACTACTTTAAATTTATTACTGATACTTGTTGTCATATCTACAGATGCTGTGTCCATTTCTAGCGTCAATTTTGTTGGTAATAATTTAACTCCACCGTAACCATAAACAAGATCGTTAACTGGATTTTGACTGGACCACACATGGACTGTAGATTGTTGTTCTAATCTATTGCCGGCATCATAATGAGGAAAATATTCAATATCAAAATTAAAATCATCTACCAGATCAGCATCAGCATCTACTACCCAAAACATTTCCGTTGTTGCTAGTTTTGCCGCAGCTATATGAGCATTATGAATACCTTTAACTCCGTGTACACGTTTAGCATCGGGTCTTTTTAATTTTAATTTTTCGTAATTGACATCGGCATTAGATTCATTGTAACTTATAAACACAACATCGTAGGGTTTGGGATTGCTTGCTACAATGTCTAATTCTTTTTTATTGAAATAAAATCTATGATCAAATTCTTTCTGTATAATCGTTGCTGATTTAGGAAACAGACAAATTCCGTCTCTAACAGATCCGTTTAAAAATACATGAATATAAGTTTCATCCCATTTTTCTACACGATAATCAAATACAAAATCTTCTGTTACAATTAGGTCATCCCATACTAACCAAAAGAATTTAGTAAATGATTTTTTCTTGATATTGTCTATGGTTTTTACATTTTCAATTTTTTGTGCGCTAGGAAATCGTTGACGAAACTGTTGCCAACTGTCGGCATTAACCTGTTGCTTGCTTACATAAAAAATATCGTAGATCATCTCAAGTATGTATTAGTAAGTTTAATTGTTTCTTCGTATAAATCCAGTGTGTACTTGCTCTGCTTAACATCTAGGTAAGGATAATCAAACGCCATGCCTTGTTTAATTTGTTCTCCTAAATGCTGTATATCGTCTTGTAATGTATTGTGATTAACATTTTCATTGTAGATATTTTTTAAGATCTCAAAATCTCGCACATCTACATAATTCCAATCTGTACAATTAGTCATCCATTGGCCAAGCCTTGCACCGTGGATAGCATACAATCCGTTTTCTTCGTGAGCGCCGACTGTGCTCCAAATCTTTAATCGATGTAGATTATGCCACCATACTCGTTCACGGATTTCATCAGCAGGAATACGAACTCCGTCAAGCAAGGTCATTTTAACACCTTCACGGAATCCTGCCCGCCATGCTTGAAATGGCGATCCTGTGATTACAGTTTCGCTGTAACATTCAGCAAATTGTTTGTAACCTGCTTCCCAACAAAAGTCTACCTGCGCACGATCGCTATCGCTGGCTTCGTGACTCCGCATGTTGAGGATGAAATCTTTGCGCCAAATCTTTAGGCCGCCATTGCCATATAACAATCCGTTGATACGATTTCTAGCCAACCAACTGTAAACCTGTATGTCCTTGTTATCAGGATCAAATCCTAGATTGAAAAATCTATTATCTACAATGTTGTCTGCATCTACAGTAATAACCCAGTCTGTTTCGCTGAGTTCGGCTGCGGCTTTATGTGCGGCATCGCTGCCTTTGACTCCGTGTACACGCTTGGCCCACGGCACTTTATTACACAGATCAGCATAGTGCTGATCAGCATTAGGCTCATCATAACTTAGAAAAACAACATCAAGCTCTAGTGTCTTCATAGGTATACTTGTCAAAAATTCGTCGTGTATAAATGCTAAACTTTTCTGGCAGCGCCAGTGTAAATCTCTGTGGATACTTTACCAGTTCGTTGACATTGAAACTGATCATTTCCTGTAGTACATTAGGATCATTGTATTCTGTTATTAAAAATACCATATCTTGGTCGCCCTGCCATTCTATGGTTTTCAGCAAAGGATTGATCTTAAATGTTAACAGAGCATCTGCTCTAGCATATTCTATGCTGACATCGGGTTTAGAAATCTTGCTCCATTTCTTATCAATTATCCTGTGTAACACATCGTCTATTTTAGTAAGACCCGTTATACTGGCAAGATTTACTTTTATAACTCTACCGGATATGACATCCACTTTGTAGTGCCGTAGAGTTTCTCCGCGATCATATATGCCTAATGCAACATCAAGATCAACTTGTATTTTGTTTTTGACATGATCAACGGCTGGGCCTGGATGCAGTGCTATAACATTCCCGTCAAGATCAAATTCAAAGAAATAAGTTTCTTCCAGAACTTCTAGAGTTTTAATCCACTCGTCAAAGGGGGCAAGGTCTAGTTTTTCTTCCATGCTATCTCCTCTAACATACTTACTAGTTCATCGGTGACAATGTCTTTTTCAACATAATGCACAATGTCAGTCTGCTGATAATTTCCAATCTTTAAGCTGCCGTCACCTTTGAG